TTCAAATCAATTTTGTCTAATTCTAAACTATCACAAATTTCACAACCAGCCAAACATAAGGAGTCAAACATTCTAATCAAATATTCATAAGATTGGTTACTATCATCCTGATTGGCATAGCGCAAAATGGGACATTTTCTTTGAGCGCGTCTCTTAGGTTTTTCTCTACGTAATTTTTCTCTAATATCTTCCAGGCATTCTCTATCAATTCCGAGTTTAAGCAAATCATTGCGAACAGATTTGATTCCTGTTTGGTCAAGAAAATGATCAAGCATGTTACCAGTCTTGGGGTAATCAATGATATCGCACGCTTTACACTTGCCACACGGTACAGTAGCATTAGTGGGCGAACGATTAAATTGACACCAAGAGTCCATATAGTCAGAGGGTTTTCTACGAAAAACTCCAGTGTACCAAATACCAAATACGGTAAGAGCTGTTGAGCAAATACCAGTTAATAATTTGGAGGTTGGTACACTAGGGAGATAGGATATTACTTGTTGGGCAGCAGAGGAGAAAAATGATAGGATAAACTGAGCTACAGAGAGCAACTTATTTTTAGTAAAACTAATACATTCACGAACACGACTCCACAAGCCAATCAAACGAGATTGGCAGTAGAGTCTACTTTCTTCAAACATATCTCTTAATTTATTCAAACGTTCACGAACATTGAATAAATGAGTGATAGTTCCAAAGAAAGAATCTTCTTCAGCATCTACAAACTTTTCAGCAGTTTCAACTTCAAACGTCTCTTCTGCAGCAACAGTCTCTATAAATTTCTCGGGGTTAAAAATTTTGTCGAATTGGTCCATTATTTGTTGTTCAGTAGCGGGAATTTCGGGTGTTTCAATACCAGCCTCGGTTCTAATAGCATTAGCAAGGCTCGCACTTTCACATTTTCTACGGTTATTTTCTTCTACAAAGTATTGCCAAAATTGTTCAAATGTTAAATTTTTCTTATCTGGAAGATAAGCAATTTCGGCATTACCTGTTTGTTTATTATGGGAAACTTTATAACATGTAAATCTATAATGTTCAACTGTCAGTGGGGGTACATCATTCACGTCAATTCCTTTACACTTAGCAACTGTTTCTTTATCAAAGGTATAGTAAGCACAGCCATGCTCATCTTTACCTATTGGGATTCCATATGCAGGGTCAATTGAGACTTCCGCCCACACATGGAATCGTCTAAAAACAGCGCCAGGGTCAACTAAAGATTTAATTTCGGGGTATTTTTGATTTGAGGAAGCTATAATATATTCAGATGTGAAATTTGTCACACCTTTTGATTTCAGCTCAGCCATTTTTAAAGGAAACTGAGCAGTATTAACCATATATTCTAGTTCTTCATATTCTTCTACGGGTTTCTGTTGTGAGTCTTTTACATTACCAAAATCATCTAATACAACTATAGGTTGTCCAGTGTATCCTTCCCAGTATTCGTTTTTGGCTCTACGGGGAAAGGCACTCGATTCATATTTAATTCCTTGTTCTTTCAAATACTTCTTAAAAATACGGGCTTTCAAGACTTCCGTTGCAACGCTTTTGCCGACACCAGGGTGTCCAAACAAATACATTGCAACAGGTTGGGTTCGAATAGTATGACATCTAGCAGGGCTATGAGTAGCCCATTCATTTTGTTCCTTAATACGTCGTTGTAAACTAGTGACAAGATGAACATTTGATCTAGAATTCATCTTTGAGGCTTGGTAGTGATATTCATTCAATTGATAATTTACAGTTAATACTTGATTAGCAATAGCAGCAGATGAGTCTATTAAAGGTTTTTCAAATTTTTCAATTAATTGGACAGCAGCATATAGATTTTCTAATTGAGGAAAATTTTGCATAAATTGGTATTCTTCAGTAGTTAATCCATATACTGTCGTATAATAAATTTCAGATAAATAATCAAAAATCCATGTAAACATGTCTTTCAAGGCTCGAAAACCCTGAGAGGCACGTCCAATATTTGAAAAATGTTTGGTCATATCAGCGGGAGAGGGGATGATACCAGTACATAAAAGTGTAAAGGTACCACATAAAAATGAGAGGAAACCAGCAAATGGTAAAAGTTGAGGGGAATTCTTTGCAGTTTCTAACATATCGGAAACTAACGATTGTCCAACACGTTCAGTTGTTTCATCGTCAGTAAAAGATACATCAGATCCAGAAAAAGAGGGAATTAAATTCATTAAACCTTCAATAGTCACACCTAGTTGTCTTGCTAAATTAGTACAATGTAGTGAAACTAAAAATAATTGTCTTTCTTTTAAATGATTAGCAATAGCAACTAGAGAAACTAATATTCCAATTAAATCGTATTCCTTGGGTACTTTAAACAAATCCTTAATCTCGTCGGAAGCACTAGTTAAATTTTTAAGTGCTCCTTGTAACATATCTATAGTGGGGTTTAATCTATCTACAGCAGCGGATAACTTCGATCCATTAACAATAGCAGCAGCGGCAGTTCCGGCTCCAGGGAGAACTGTGTTAGCAGCAACATACGTTGTCGCTTTCACAGTTTCAGCAAGAGCAGTGGGTGATGAATATAAAGCACTAGCATCATCCTTTAGTTTTGAAAAAGTTTCAGAAACTAAAGTCTGAGCATGTCGTACTTTACGATCAGCCATTTGTTCTCGTTGTTTCTTGCGGTCACGTTTTTCTAATTCTAATTGTCGTTGGAGAAAATTACTTTGCTTTTCTTGAGATTTCTTTAATTTACTAATTTGTTTCTTCATTTCGTTAATCTGTAATCTATGTCTTTCCTCTAAAGTTAATTCTTTCGAGTGAGTGGGACCAGGATTGGTCTCGACATCACCAGAAAGAAGCAACTTTAAATCTTGATAATCAACATCTATAGCATAAGATTGTCCGGGAGTATTAGTACAAATTTCTTTATATCGGGTACACGATTCATCTTTTGTAATGGTAAATTCTTTAAATATAATTTCAACATAAAAGCAGTCACAGTCAGGAAATAAACAATTCTTATATTTTTGTATTGAAAGGGGTAAACCATCATAGGACATTAAACGCAAAAAGCATTTAATTTCATCCCATTCAATACAAATATCAGCATTGTTTAAAAATTCATTTCGTATGGTCAATAATTTTCCTATTATCTCATTAGTCCATTGTTCTTCATAATTATCTACAATTAGCATAAGGTCGTAATATCTATCTTTAAGACCACTATCAACTAATGAATCCTTGGGTTGGAAAAATTTTTCTAGATAGGTCTTAAGAGCTAAAGTCTGTAAATTTGTTTCATATTTATCAAAAGTATATATAAAGTTCTCAATATTACATATAGCAGCACATGCGGCTATCGAGCAAACATTATATATCTTTCTTTCTTTGCGAGTAAATTTTCCGGTTTTCTTCATTGGGAATGTCGTATAGTACGACGACAAGTCATATTCTTTGTATAGTTCAGTCATGTTCATTTCAGTGTTTTTAAGCGAAAAATTGGTCATGTTATATGGGGTGCGGCTTTCGATTGGACATAGCGTTTTCCGGTAATTCCACCCTTTGCAGGGAGTGACCTTAAACGGCTAGCGAGTATCTAAAATAAATTCAGTGTAGCGCAGTGGACGAAATCTGCCATGCGTTCGAAAACATCAGTCCAGTCATGAAGAGTTATTCAAAGCTACTTTGTTCATGCCTAACTACACATCCAATATTCTAAAGTCAACTAACCGCCATGGGTTCTAGCCATGGTGCCTACCTCCACAGAAATGGAGTTCCAAAATAATCACCTAGTAAAGCGCCAACGGTCGGTGTCGAATCCGCCGTGTGTTTCTTCAAGAGGAGATCGCATCCTACTGGATTACCAGCATTTAAAGTAAAAGATAGAAATGAAACACGAATGCTTCAAACTTAAATTAAACTTAAAAATAAAACTTAAAACTAAATACAACTTTCCAAAATTGCTCAAAAGTATATATCAATCAACGCTTGCATCTGATATATAGATTTGAATACAAAATGGAAAGAGGTTAAATATTACACAGCTCGAAAATTGAGAGCAATCAAATTCTACTACGATTTCACATACTTGTTCTGCATGGGGACAGCCATGGGTACACCAAGATTTACAGCCATCGTAGTGGTGAATATGATTGCGCAGGGTATTCGCC